AGTACATTAAGCCGTTAGAGAAATGTCTCTACCTCGCAATCGACCGATTGTTCGACACCCATGAAGACAACATACCAACTGTTATGAAGGGTCTCAACGCTGACAAGCGTGGGGCCGCCATTAGTAAGGCCTGGTTCTCATTCACGAGACCAGTAGCAGTTGGACTTGATGCAAGTCGTTTTGACCAGCATGTGTCCACCGCTCTCTTAAGATTTGAACATTCCGTTTACACATCTTTAATTGATGAGGGTGAGTTCAGACAGCTGCTGCGGATGCAGTTGATTAATAAGTGTTATGCCAGAGCGCCAAATGGTTTTTTCACTTACATGATTAATGGCAGTCGAATGTCTGGTGATATGAATACTGCATTAGGTAATGTGCTGCTCATGTGTCTCATGATGCATGCTTATTTGCTAAGGCACAAATTAAATGCGCGCCTCATCAACGATGGGGATGACTGTGTTTTGATAATGGAACAGAGCGAACTCCACTTGCTGGATGACATCCCGACTTTCTTTAGTGAGTTGGGTATGATCATGGAAGTGGAGGACCCTGTTTATGAACTTGAACATGTCGAGTTCTGTCAGTCCAAGCCAGTCCAGATCCGTGAGGGTCAGTGGCGCATGGTGCGCGACCCGAATGTATGCATTAATAAAGACTTGTGTGTTGTCAAACCGGTCAATAATTGTGGAGATTGGGAGCGCTTTCGTTACGCCATCAGTGAGTGTGGTCTCTCACTCGCTGGGGACGTCCCAGTGATGAATTCGTTTTATCGCTGTTTAGGACGTGGCGCTAATATATCGAAGCGCGCCAAACGCCGTCTGCGTAAAGTAGGCCCGGAAACAGGTATGGAATACTTAGCATTGGGAATGAATGCTAAATTCCAGGAACCCACTTCCGTGTGCCGTGCATCGTTCGCTGCAGCATTTGGCATTGAGCCCGATTTGCAGACCGCACTGGAAAAGGAATACGATAGTATTAACTTGCAGTTCGAGGATATGATCGACGTTCTAACTGTTGCCGACCGATTCGGCCCCTTCCATCAGGGTTAATGGAAGGCCCCACGCACACGGGGACCTGGTACAGGTGAATGTACAATAGGGGTCTACAAGGCCGGGCATTTTTACATGACGTGGTGCGGTGAAGTGTTTGGGTAGTTGGGAGGCCGATGGATGGTTAGGAACCGAAGTTGTAGTGACTGTAAAGGCCTCAGGAAAGCCAGGGAAATATCCATCCATCCCCAATTGCCGCGCACGTGACGCATACACTGACAAAAGAATGTTGAAACCCCGGTGACCAAAGTGGTTGGGCGTGACCAGCCCATAAAATTTTCCACGCGAAACAAATCGCCAAGAGACTGCACGGCTCTGCTACCCGATGCGTAGTCCTTGTAGATGAACAGTCCCGCCTCACACTCGGCATCCCTATATCTGTGTGAAAAAGAACTTTTATCAGGGAACCAATGACTCATGGAAAACGACGAAAAGAAATCAAGAAACAAGTGCGTCGAGACGTTAATCGACTCGCAGCACAGGAAAATCGAAGAGCTCAGAGTACTGCTCAGCGTAGCAAAGGCAGAACTCGCCGTGCTCCAGCCAGTGAAAATGCCTACGAGGCCCGTTGGGGTGGATTGGATGACTTCTACCTACGATCCGCCAACGCCTATAAGCAGATGTCCTCCGACTCTGCAAGGCCTGACAGAGGCACACTACCTGCTCGACACATTGCTACGGAATTGGCCCGTGCTCATTCCGGAATTCCTGTGCAAGCTTGGGGCGGCGTATCGCCGAATGAATTCGGCCAGCTCAACCCGGACAAGGACTCTTCCGTCCCTTTCGACGAACTGGTTGGAGTTATAAACGGCTCCACCACTACTGAGATTACGGAATATGATATCAATCCGGGGCTGGCTGCTACCTTCCCCCAATTGAACAAGTCAGCTCTCAACTATGAGAGTTACTCTTTTGCGTACTTGGAATTTTACTTGACGCCCTTGGTCACCGTTCAGACCGGTGGGGGCAAAATCGCACTATCGTGCGATCTCGAAGGTGCTCTTGAAGCACCACCCACGACGATTGCTGAAATCGAGAACAACACAATTCACTCCGATGGAATGCCCTGGGAGGAATGGTGCATGCGTCTCGATCAAGTTGTCAAGCATCGTGACCGCTGGATGGTTCGAACTGGAGCCTGGCCGGCGAACTCGGACCCAAAGTCTACAGACGTTGGAGTGCTGTATGTCTGCGCATACGGTAACGAAGATACCAACGCAAAGATGGAGCTTAGGGTCCGAGGCATTTGCTTCTTTTACGACAAGCTCAAGGAACCTGGAGGCATACCAAGATCCATTATGGTTTCTCAATTTGCAGCGGCAGGGGGTCAGTCACTCACCACAAATGTGTGGGTGGCTGCCATCTGGGATGTAGCTGGCTCTCAAGGGGCGGCCGGAACCGAG